CAGTCTACGATCTCTTTCATATCTATCATACCGTCAAATATGACAGACGGGTCGGAGTATACGTTCCTGATAATATGAGTGTATGAACGAGAGTGGATTGACTCACTAAAAGCCCAAGTGAGGATCCAGTTCTCAAGTTCCGGTAGACTGCATATTGGACTAAAGGCAGCAGTTGGTGCCCTCCCCTGTACACTGTCGAGTAAGATCTGTCGCTTGAGGTTGCTAGTGAAGATATGCTGCTCATGCGTAGTCAATCCTTTAAAGTCTTTAGCGTCGCGAAAGATGTCAATCTCCTCTGGTCGCCAGAAGAAACCGAGCTGCTTCTCAGTAAGCTTTTCGAGGAAAGGATACTTCTGCTTATCGTAGCGAGCAATGGTCGGAGGATCATCAAAGAATGCCTTTACCTTTGTAGAGTCTTTACGGTTAGTAGAGTCAAAAACACTCATAGTGATACCTTAATAGCCCGGGCCTGGACCGCCGTTTGAGCCGCGTGAGAAGCTTCCTGTATGATACGAACCAGCTGCACCGATAGCACCTGTAGCATATGCTTTTGAAGGACACTTAGGATGATTACAGACTGAAAGATGGAAGCCTGACTTACCACAAATAGAGCAGCTAGACCAAGCGTTGTCTTGCGGTCGCATGTTGATCATCGGATTGGTAATATAAAACTTTACCGCCTCGTTGTAGCCGTCTTTAAAACCTTCTTTGTAGGCCTTAAGAATCTCAGTAGTTTCTTTATCCATTACCAGCTCCCATCATCGATAAAGATCATAAATTTGAAGAACAGCACTTTAATTACTAGATCTAGCCTCATGCCTGGATCCATCTCGCTCTTGGTCTCGAGATGAAAGTAGAATGGAGACCTGATCCATTGAAAGGGGTTCAGCGTAATCGTAAAGATTATATTTGAGTTCTTAATGTAGTCGATTAGATTTTGCATGAGTCACAGTCCTCGTCATCAATTTCACCGAGTACCAGCGGAGCGTTGACTTCGATCTCGCCGGCACCGTCGTTTGTATTGAAATAATATAGTTGCTTGCCACCGTACTTATAGAACATTAGAAGATGCTGCAGCATGGTCGACATCGGTATCTGCTCGTCCTCATAGAACTTAGGGTTGTAAGAGGTATTTACTGATATTCCTTGATCGATAAACTTTTGCAGCACGCTAGCGATCTTAAGGTAGCCTTCTGGGGAAACTTGGGACCAAAGTAGATCGTACTTTCTCTTAAGGCGCTTGATATCGGGGACGACTTGCTTGAGAACGCCGTCTTTGCTTTGTTTAACAGAGACGAGAGATCGAACAGGTTCGATTCCGTTGGTTGAGTTTGAAATCTGAGCGGAGGTTTCCGCGGGCATGAGTGCCATGAGGGTGGAATTTCTGATGCCATGTTCTCTAGCTTTCTGTCGAAGTGATTCCCAGTCTTTACTATATATCGGTTCGACTAATTCGTCAACTTCTTTTTTATAGGTGTCGATAGGCATGACGCCACTGGCATACTTGGTCTCGTTAGACTTAATTGGAGCTCCCTTTTCAGCTGCAAGATCGATCGAGGCTTTAATGAGATAGTAAGACCAAGCTTCGGCGAATGCATGTACTTTCTGTAGTCCTTCTCTGTCGATGTTCTGATAGCTCAGATCGTTTTTAGCAAGCCAATAAGCGAGATTAATGATGCCAACTCCCAGAGGCCTACGAGCCATAGTGGATCGCTGCGCAGCAGTGACTGGGTAATCTTGATAGTCAAGAAGCTCGTCAAGAGCACGAACAACAAGGGTGCATGGACGCTCAAAGTCTCCAGGTTCACGGATCTTTCCCCAGTTAATAGCTGCTAGTGTACAGAGTGAGATCTCACCATTTGGATCTTCGAGGCTATTTAGGGGCTTTGTAGGTAGATCGATCTCAGAGCAGAGGTTAGACTGACGGATAGGCGCCAGCTCCTTGATGAAGGAACCGTGATCATTCGCATGATCAACGTTTTGTAGGTAGATGCGACCTGTATCCTTACGCTCTTGCATGAATGCAGAGAATAGGTCGATGGCCGATATTACTTTCTTGCGAACTTTGGAGCGCTCGTACTTTTCATAGAGTTCTTTAAACTTGTCCACGTCAGTAAAGAACGCATCGTAAAGATCAGGTACATCAGAAGGGCTGAATAGAGTAATATTGCCGCCTGTAAGCAAACGTTCATATAGAACTCGGTTAAATTGTACTCCGTAGTCAAGGTGTCTAACACGATTGTCCTCCGTTCCCTTGTTGTTCTTTAGTACTAATAAGTCTTCGACTTCCAGATGCCAGGCAGGATAGTAAAGAGTAGCTGCACCGCCTCGTACGCCTCCTTGGCTGCAAGACTTAACTGCTGACTGAAAATGCTTATAGAACGGTATAACGCCAGTGTGAGACGCGTCACCACTACGAATAGGACTACCAACAGCGCGAATGCGACCTGCGCCAATGCCAATACCAGCCTTTTGAGAAACGTACTTAACGATTGAAGAAGACGTAGCATTAATAGAGTCGAGCGAGTCGTCTGTCTCGATAAGTACGCAAGAGCTAAATTGCTTCTGTGGTGTGCGAAGTCCTGCCATGATCGGCGTAGGGAGTGATATCTCAAAGTTAGATACTGCATCATAGAAGTCTCTGATCCATTTTAATCTGTCTTCTTTATAGTTACGAAAGAGTACCATTCCGATAAGCATGAACGTCATCTGTGGCGTCTCATAGTACTTACCGGTAACTCTGTTCTTTACTAGATATTTACCACGAAACTGCTCCATACCTGCATATGTAAGGTTGAAGTCTCTGTCGTGGTCTAGAAAAGCATTGAGCTTAATAAGATCGTCGAGATTGTACCACTTTAGAATGTCTGCATCATAGTATCCTGCGCGGACTGCGTTCTGGACATGCTCATGCAGGTGCACGGGGTCAAACCCGTCATATACTTCTTTACGAAGGTGATAGTTGATCAGGCGACCAGCGACGTATTGATAGTTGGGAGTATCCTCTTCGATGAGGTCTGCTGCGGCCTTGATCAGCGTCTCTTGTATGTCGGCTGTCTTTATGCTGTTATAGAATTGAATCTGAGACTTAAGTTCTATCTCGCTCTCAGACACACCACTGATGTCTTCACACGCCCAGGCGACTACTTTATGGAACTTATTAAGATCTAATGGTTCTTTAGATCCGTCTCTCTTTATTACACTGATTGTAGATGAGCTCATAATACCTCCTGAGAGACTGCACTTGATTGGTTCGGGATTGTTTACTTATATGATCACTGAGTTCTTTTAGAACTATAAATATGTACACAACTTAAAAAAATATATTTTTCTATGACAGCTAAAAACTACAGAGTCTTTTACATCACTAGGATTAATGGTACTCGTTATTATACCGTTGTCGATAAATATAACCGTGTAGTGATAATAACACGCCAAAAGGTAATTGCTGACAAATATCTGAATTGAATATCCTCTTTATTATGTTATAAAAACAAAATTATATAAAGAGGAAACTATGTTACCTACAGACCCAAAAGAAGCTTCAAAGCTAGGTCAGGCTTGGGGCGAGACTATTACCGATAGCATATTCGGTATTACTGACATCTTTAAGAACCGAAAAGCCATGAAGGCCGCTAATGATCAGAGAGTTCTTAACAAGAATACCATAACAGATATCAATAATCAAGTCATTCGTAATAATAATGCTCTCCGCGCACAAGCTATGAGAGAGATAGCCGCTGAGCAAGAACAGGCCATGCTTTCTAGAATGTCTCCTGCGCAGCGTCAGGCGTTCTATAAAGAGAAAGCAGAAGCAGCAAAGGCAGCGGCAAGAGCTGCGAGAGAAGCAGAACGCAAGCACGAAGAGATGATGGAGATCTTCTGGCTCTGCATTGTCTTGTTCATTGTACTTCCATTAATGTTATGGATAGGTCTGCTAGTGTGGGGCATGTCAGACTATATGGCCTGCTATAATATGAGTGGTATAGTTCCACTAATGAAGGCTCTCTGTGGTAGGTAATGGCAAAGACTGCAAAAGAGAATGAAGAAGAAGAACTAGCAGGCATGCACCCATGGATAGTGGGTTATCATAAGAGGCAGCTAGAAGACAAAGTAGAGGTATTGAAAGAAAGAGTAGTAGAGCTTGAAAATAATATGGGTATAGCTACTCTCTTGACTTTATTTAATGGTATAATCATGATAGGTCTAGTCATTGGTGCTCTAGTGACTGGTTCAATTGGAATGAGTGGGCAGATGGCAGATGCAATAATTGGATTTGCTAAACAAAAAATTGGTATTGGAGGAGAATAACATGGCTAAGATTAATGAATTGGAACAAAAAGATATTAGTGAAGCTAGAGCAAATGCAGCCGCTGCATTGACGTCTGGTGATAAATTAGCAGCACATTTCATATATTACTACTCATGGTTCTGGGCAGTATCATCTACTCTCTACTTCTTCTGTGTAACGTTCTTACCAACTCCTGAAGGAGGTCAGCACTTCGCTGACATAATTCTTGGGTTCTTACTTGGTACTGCAGTAGCGACAGTTATAGGTTTCTTCTATGGTAACAGCGATAAGGGATAAAAATGGCAGCAGCTAAGACACTACAAAAAGACTCTAAGTACGCTAAGTACGACATCGACGGAGACGGAACAGTCACCGACGAAGAGATGAATGCCATCGATCATATGATCGAGACTGAGAACAAAGATGCTAAGGAAGACCAGCTGCGTAAGATGGCATGGGTAGCCATGTTGAGCATGGTAGTGTTTACAGCATTCTTATTCTTACCATTCATAACTATTGAGAGACTAGCCGCGCTCGGCAATATATTACAGATGTTCTATATTGCTCAAGCGGGCGTAGTGGCCACCTTCTTCGGTGCCAGCGCATACGTTAGTAAGTAATATCGAGACAGTCTCTCAGAGACTTAAACTCGTTAGTTATCTGATACCAAGCATCGCGGGCAATCTCGCGATGCTCTTTTTGTGTCCCGTTTGACATGCGCAGCTCACAGTAGTGTATCCAACTTCTAAGAGAACCAGCCATATAAAGACGAGAGATAGTAAGACCTTCTGGCAATACCGCACGAGCCTGTTCTTTTGCAATTCCATTTTTAATCGCCCAATCATATTCTTTTTGTGCATATTCAATTACTATCTTTTGACGCTCATTCCACATGTGTTTGAGCTCTGGATCATCTTTAACTTCGATTGAGTTTTGTCTGTTCTTTGTATCTTGGAGACGGGCTTCACGAGTGACGAATCCGAGGTCTTGGGTCGGGTCCGCGTATCTCTGGCTGAACTCTTGGAAAGAGAATGAACGGTGGCGTAGAATCTGTCTAGCGATATCACGAGTGGTATTAATCTCCATGACTACATGTACCATCTCGAACGGCGACCAGTGCTTGTTCTTCATGAGGTACTTGATGAGCTTCTGCGCGGTCTCTTTATTGTTCTGGTTAAAAGGGTTTGATACTCGAGCGATGTACGCGATGAAGTCGTCGACGTCCAGCCCGCTCGTAGGCCTAGTCACTCCGATGATATTAGCTGTATTCACTTCGCCTCCTCCACTTTAGTCTCGTAACTATATCCCCACCCATACTTCTTGTGGAGCTCGCTCCTGATCTCCATCTCCGCGGACTTAGAAGCCGCGCTGCGATCTTTAGCGACGACCTCGACGACTACCGGCTCTCCGTAGTCCTTACGTATCTTGTACGGCATGCCCGTCACGATGAACTTAAACATCGGCGTAATCTTCTGACCGCGCTTTAGGACATACCTCTTAGCGTATCCATGCGGCTCATCTTGCCAGATGCGCTCCATCTCCTGCTTATTAACTATCACACCTTTCTCCACTTCTTAAGGGCCAACATGGCAGCCAAGTCTCTATACGTGTTCTGATCGATTATGTACTTGATGAAGTCGGCGCTGAGGCCGGCCTTCACCATGTCGTTGACGTCTTTATGCTCGATGTTCTCTGGCCAGATGCAGACGCTGTAGCCGTTCATTACAGCCTTGTTCATCTTTTCTATAGTGTGAGTAGACCTCGGCTCGTTGTCGTATACTATGACAGCATTAGACTTATTAAATCTACTGATAGAAGAAACCAGATCACCACCAGCAGTAGCGATAGCGTTAGGAATAAACATACTGTCAATAGGACCTTCGGTAACATAATAGCGAGTATCAAAATTGACAGTATCAAGTCCATAGATCTTCTCCACGCTCTCGTCTAGAACTATAGTTATATATTTGGTCTTGGACTTTGGGTCGAACGATCTGCCCTGAAGTCCGTGGACCTTCTTGTCCTTGTCGATGAACGGGATCAGGAGTCGAGTCTCATCGCTCTTGAGAGTCTCCTCGCTGAACTTAGTAGGCACGAATTCGTTGATGTGTGAGAAGAAGTTCTTGCACTCAAACATCTTTGCGTGGTAT